AAATTTCAAGATACCGTAGATGGTATAGCGGATGAGTATGCAGCTTTAAAAGATAGAATTGGGACTCCTGATTACAAAAGAGCTGGAACAAGCATTCAAGAAATAGATAAAATATTTAGGCAGTTGCGTTTTTATGAAGCGCAAGGTTTATATGCTAACGTATTTGATACCATTGGAAAAAAATCATACGATTTAAGTAATATTGACGCTACCATAACTAAAAGAACACGACCTGTAATCCCTGAGAAAGTAGGAGATGCCCCCTATGACGCTACGCAGATGCGATTAGGGCGCGGAGAAGTAAACGTATATGATACAATAGACGTTTTAAAAACTCTCGGCACATCAAAAGATGGTACTTTAACTGTAACTGATGCAGGTCTTAGACAGGCAATAAAGAAGTTTAACGAAGTAAATCCTGGCTATCCCATTGACAGAGCCGACCCCAGTTATTCAGTGGACTCTCCCGCTAAACTGTTACAAATGTTTGCGACTCGTTTCGGTGAAATGGGGAGAGACTTAAGAAATATACCAGAAAACCAACAAACAAATGCAATAAGAAACGCTCGTACCACAGCCATGGAAATGAGAGATGCTCTTTTAGATGCAATTGCAAATCCACAAGGTGTTGATGATGCGGTAAAAGCACAAATAAAACGCGATTTAAAAGAAGCTAACGATTTTTATAAAGAAACTTATGATATCGTCGAGAAAGCTGGAGTAAAGGTTAAAACATCTGCTGGTGGTCCTGCTGCTACTGAGCCATCAGCCTTAGCGAAAGAAATCTTAGAAAAATCACGCAATGACGCGCAAGAAGATTTGTTAGCTGCATTGAATAAACAAAGAGATTACATAAAAAATAAAATACCCACAGCTAATCCAGAAGAACTAAATATATTATCTAAGGAGTTTGATAATCAAATACAAATTAAATTAGCGCAAACTATGGGGGGAGAAGCCGCAGAAGAATCTGGGGACACTGCTGTAGCGACATTCTTGAGTAACTTTGGTAAAGATGAAAGAGAAGCATTAGGGTACCCCCCTGAGCGTGTAGCGGAAGTTATGAAAGAAGCTAGTATGCTTGCAGAAATGGCTTCTGAAAATTGGGCAACTATATCAATGAAACGAGCTGTGCCCAGTACGCCGTTGTTAAAGGTATTTAGTAGGGCATTTGATGCTGATGACACAAATAGTGCACTGGGTAAGATGATACAAACGGCTAAACGAGATACCGCTGGAACAGGTATGGAAAACTTACGTAATGGACTATTTGATTATTTAGTTTCGACAGAGAGTGGAGTGTTAAAGCCAATTACTAAAAACACTGCTACAAAACGAGTTGGTACTCCCGGTAATCCAAATTATGAAATAGATGCTACTAGGTTAACAGATATTTTAGTAAAGATGAAAGAAAGCCAGCCAGAATTAAGAAAGATACTAACAGATAGAGATTTAGAAGTTTTGGAAGGAATTAGCACGTATGTGAATACGATTAGTAAAGCGGAAGCAGATGCCGGTGCTGCTTTAGCTGGTGCTCAAATTATTGGTGAACTGTTTACGGTAGATGGAACAAAATTTCTTAGTGGTTTAGCAAGGCTAGGAGCCCAAAAACGTATATCTAAAATATTTACTAATGATTTCTTTGTAAATTCTGCGGTAGGACTAGGACAGAGTGTTAAAGCAGGAAACTTTACGGATACCATTAGAACTTACTTTTTTGGAAAGGGGGCTATGGGCGCAATAATTGCTGACATGGCCTATGACCCCCCTACACAGGAAGAACAAATGCGAGAAGCATTTTCAGGAAAAAGAGTAGATGAACCGTTAGGAATGTATGGCCCTAATTAAGCGTATTACCTATAAGACCCATACCCTCAATGCGTTTCGATAGCTTATCCGCTTCGTTGCGCATTTTTTCTGCGCAATCTTTAATATGTTCATAGCTATCTTTAGTAATCTTGTAATCACTTTCGGTAAGAACAGGGATGGTGTGTGCTTCTAGCATATCATCAAGAAGCTCGCTCCAATCATACTCACCGAATGAAGTCTCACAGTCTTCGCCAGAAGATATGGTTACACCTATACCGTTTTTGGTAAGGCACATGTGCACGTCTAGTTCACTAAGAACTGACAGTGTTTTTATTGCAGACATCTGCACTCCTTTGAAACGCTTTAATTACGTCTGTTGAGAATAGTTTTTGTATGTTCAGCAGGTACATCCTTGATGCATTGTTGTCCCCACCACTTACGCTCTTTTTAAAATCTAAGTTATCTATAATACGTTTAAGAGCATCTACGTTGAATACTAATGTAGCAAAAGTGTCATCTCCAATACAAAGATTGTGAAACCAATAGTCAGCTTCTGTGGCTTTAATTCCACTTGGCTTACCATAGCACTGATATTCTATAGCAATGTTACCGGTTCGAGCCCACATGTCACGTTCTGATTTTACCTCAATCTTTTTGTCCTGTAGCATATCTGCTACCATATTTTCACGCACTTTTCCGTACGCTAAATCCAAGTCAAATTTTTTTCGATTGTCTTTACTCGGCTCTAGAGTTTCCATTTAAATTCTTCTTTACTGATTTGGTCAGGCTATCTACAAAAGTAACCTCAGCAGCATGGAGCTGAGCAAGATTAAACTTTGCCTCTCCGATGCGCTGTCGTATGCTACGTATTTGATTTACGTAGTATATTTGATTTTCGTCAAGTTCGTCAACGAAAAACTCTTTTTTATCAATTATGATTTTATCACGGTTATCGTCATTTTGTGATGCAAACAATTCTTCTTGTATCATTTCTTTTCTCCGGGGTACGCCCACTGGTCAGCGCGGCGTTTCTTTAAACGTGTGAGATTTTCAAAATAGCCAGCGTTATATCCGCGCTGCCACTCTTTGCCTCTAAAAGAATTAAAAGTATACGGGTTAGGGGACAGGTGTTTAAACTCCCCCCTATCCGTAGATACTACCTTGTAGTTATAAAAAGCTTTACGCCCTTCGTAGAAAAAACGTTCCGGTGCGTCTGCCATAGTGCCCCCTATGTCGTGTTAATATCCACAATTTCACAGTGGTCTGAAGTGCATGCAAGTGTTTGCATTGCTACAGTATTATCTTCCTTTTCATAATTTGCAAGGTTTTTCCAGTCAATGAACTCTGGCATCTTACTTAAAAAAGAACTGTAGTGGTCTTTATCACAGTCTTGGTAAGGAGCCTGTTCATACACATGCTCACTGCGAGGCAGGAAAGAAAGTCCTGATGCAATGTTAAAGTTTTTGTAAATCCAGCCACCAACTTCTAGCCATTCGTCATCACTAACAGAAATTGTTACGCTAGGCTTATGTTCGCACCAATTGTTGGCGTAAACTTTCCAGAACTCAAGCTGTTCTATAGCCGACATATCGTTGCGTGTGACGCAATTATCTGGCGCTTTTATCGGAAAACTAAACACAGTGTTGTTTTGGCTCCAGTTGTCATCCTCGTAAGGAATGCCGCTTTCCATCATAAATTTTGTGAGTGGGTCTTTTTTGTCCCCGCGCACAGTTCTGATGTAGTACTGGCTATGACGCGCGTGAATTCCTGATGCAGAGTCCGTTAGCTGTGAAACAGTGCCACTTGGTTTTACACAAGTAATGGCAGTAGATGGTGTAACGCCAATCTCGTCAGCAATTTCTTTATTTGTATCCACAGCAACTTGCCTGAGTTCTTGCAATATGCCGGCAATATTCATGCCATATTGTGAACTACGCCCATTGAGAATAGCGTTGTCCATGATACCTGTCATAGATACGCCCAACAACCGTTCTTCCTCTGTATTCTTTTGCCATATGCGGCGCAAGTATGGAAAATTAGTTAAAGTGGACTGCCAGGTGCCCAAGATTGTAGCGATACGTACCTTACGCTTAAGGTCATCGACTGTATCGTCTCCGCGCACTATTATTTCTGACAAATTACAAAACTGGTATGGGCGTAAGATTATCTCACTGCAAGGGTTCGTACCGAACTCATACGTAGCGTCCCGTCTACCATTCTCTGCCGCTTTCTTTTGTGCAGCACCACGGTAAAACATGCCGCGTTCCCCTGTGCCAGACTGCGCCAGTGAAATCCATTCACGCATAAATGTCTGCATATCTGGCTTCTCTGTGTATGCCACAGAGTTGTTGGACATCTGACGCTGCGGGTCTGTTTCCCAGAAGGCGCCCACCTTTGCATGTCGCATCCGGTCATCAGACAAATTAGATAAGCTAATCATTGCAGAGCGACGTACACCTCCAGAGACAACAACCTCACCAACTTTACACATGATGTCATGACACTCTAGGCTAGACAGCTTACGTCCCTTAGCTTTTGTAAATATCTCCACGGTAAATCTAAACAAATCTTCCAATGGTGCAGGACCAGATGCTCTACCGCCGAATGTTTTTAATTTAGACCCAGCAGGTCTGATTTTACTCATATCCCAAACAGGAATTTCCCCAGACCAGAGCAACGCTAATAGTTTACGGAATGCTTTTGCCCATCCTTCTTTGCTATCGCGCACAGTAATGATTTCATCTGCGGAAAACAACTTTTCGGGTACCTCTGGCAACTTAGATACGTATTGCCGCTCCACAGAGAAGCCTACACCGGTTCCGCACATAAGTATGTACATGGCCTCATCAAAAGCTTTCGGGTCGTCTACGGGCAAATATGAGCAATTATATCCTGCAGTGTTATCACGTTCCAACGCTGCGCCAGAGGTCATCATGGCTCTCATGGACGGCATCACTTCGGAGTGTAGCACAGCATCCATAACCTCTTCTTTTAGTGAACTACGAAGCTTATGCCCGTGTTTAGTACGCAGATGATTAACCATATAATCAAAATATCTGGATACAGTTTCATGCCATTCCTCACGACGTTGTTCATCGTCAAGCCAACGCGCATAGCGTGACTTGTGAATAAATTGTTGATAATAAGTTGGAAGAACTACGTTACTCATACGTCACCTAAATAATTATTCAATATATCAAGACGGTCCTCATGTACAGCCATCTTATCCATTTCACCTTGGATAGCTTCTAGTATATCAGAATGCTCCCCAATACCCGCTGGGTTTTTCAAGTACACCTCAATGTTCGTAAGATGTAACTCCACGTTAGCTTTTGCATGCATTCTAAGTGCATTTAACATTTTTTCTTTCATATCTTTGTCCTCACGTTAACCGAAACAGGTTCTACACCGCCAACATCGTACAACAAATCAGATATGTAGTCACTAACAATATCTGGTACTTCATCAATATCCGCGTTAAATTCTTCCAAATCCAACTTTGCCTTTATGACAATATCTGCTCTAACTAATGTTTTTCCACTTAACCTGTTTACCATTGTCTTGTTCCAAAATTAAACGGTCCAAATAGAACCGTGCCTTCTGCAAATCCTCAGTAGGTTTGCCTTTGTAACGATGCCGCCACAAATATTTGATAACATTCCCATTACAGTAGCCCATGAATAGCTCAGGCCCAAGGGCAGCTTTGATTGCATCTAGGCACTCAATGCCGCCTTGGTTGTAATGTTCTGGGTTGTTAACAGAGTCAAATTTAACTTCTGACTCTTTTGATTTTTGTTTCATGTATTCCTCGTGTCTTAGCATATTAATCACACGAACTCATACGAGACATAATAGCTACGTATTTACCTTTCTCATCAGTAAAGGTTTGCATAACTCTAGTATCATATCCCACGAATGGATAGCTTCTTTTATAACGCTCAATATCTTCCTGCAATTCTGCTTCACTATCTGCAGCAAGTCGTATACGTACATCTTCAGCCATTTTCTGCCACCTTTATTGCTTCACCAATTTGTTGTGCTATCTGAGGAACGATAGCATTACCTAATCCTTTAAGACGGTCCACTCTTTTGGATACCCCATTAGCCACTCGACCCACGTTGGGTTCAACGTTCCAGTCCCACTGTTGCGCACTTCTGGATGATTGCCAAGCATTTTCTGCATCTTGTCCCCCGGCAATCCCGCTTTGTGCTCGCTCGCTGACGGAGTTGGCCACGTCTTCACCTCTGCACACAGGTACTTCCTGTTGAACATGTGCGTGTGGCTCTTGCTCCCCACAGGGCCGCAGTCCTTGTACTCCGACGCTCTGGGTGTCGGCCATATCCCCGAGTACGTCTGCCTCACTTGGTCTGACAGATTCGCCCCGAACTTCAGATTGGGATTTGTCTTGCTGATTCTCCTGCCCTTCTCGTCCAGTTGCCTCGGCCCCCCTGTCACGTCCGTTGTCCTCGGTGTAGCCCACAATCCAGACTCTGTCTCTTTTGTGTGGGGCGCCGACGCTGACAGCTGGAACAACAAACGGCCTTGTGGTGTAGCCTTCGTTTTCCAGGTCAGTGAGCACCGCGTCGAGTCCCAAGCTGATGTGACCATAAACGTTTTCGAAAACAACCCAAGTGGGTCTTTTGGATGCAACAATTTTAAGGATGCTCGGCCAGATGTGACGTGGGTCTTCTTCGCCTTGCCTTTTACCGGCTTGACTGAAGGGCTGGCAGGGGTATCCTGCTGTGAGGATGTCGCAGTCTGGAACAAGTCTGGTTGGGTCATTAGCTAATACCTTTACATCTTCGGCCACAGGAACGGTTGGCCAGTGTTGTTTGAGAATTTTGCGACACCATGGTTCTACGTCACAAAACATAACGGGCACAGATAATTTTGCCATTTCAAATCCTAATGCAAAACCACCTATGCCACTGCATAAGTCTACGTGTCTCATTATGTAACCTCAGTTATTATTAATATTGCATATTAGCACATCAAAACACGTTATTAAAACTAGTGCTGCGTTATTGTTATATCGCCATCCTCAAAACTTTCTCGACCCATGTCAAGAACAGCATCCATATCTTGCGTTGCATGGAATGCCATACCCCTAGTCAGTAAAGCATAAAACACAACATCCTCCTCTGACATCTCTTGCATAGGGTGGTGGTAGATTTGTATTTCAAAACCACCTTGCTCGTTATCCTCATGCCTCACTATAACTGCTGAGTCACCTGGACTTAATTCTATTTTATGCGACATGATGATACTACCTTAAAAAAATGCTCTGCGTCCATTATGGCGAGAGGCTTCTTGTGATTCATTTTTACAATCAACAGAGGCTCTCCCCCTGTATCATGGCTAATGGCTTGCTCGTAGTAATTATAGAGTGTTGTCATACGTTCAGTGTTCTTACACTCTATATCATACGGAAATTTCTTATAGGCTGCAGTTGAGAATTGTACATCAACTCCATTTACACCCATGGGCGTTGACCTGATGTCAAGCGTGGTTAAACCCCTATAAAGTTCAAGTAGTTTCTCCACCACCCAATTCTGTAGCTTTCTCCCCTTCGCCTTCGCTGACCTCGGGGACATCTTGCGCTTCAACACGGATTTCGTAGATTTTGTCTGCTGGGAAGACAATGGTTTGCTCCTGCGAGCAAAGCGCGGGGAACGGCGCACCTTCGTTGAGTTCCGAGAGGAAGTCGTACGCTTCTTCTGCGGCAACCTTGAAGATTTTTGTGTGCGTGTCATTGTTGCTCGCCTGATACCGAATTGTCAGTGTCACGCCATTCGTCGGTGATGTGGGTGTACCAGACGAACTTCGGGTTTTTGCCTTTACTTGGGAGCTGTCTTCTGAATTCGAGTTCGCCCCAACAATGTCGTTTGTAGTCGCACCAAGCACATTCAAGACAAAGGGTTCTATTCCCCGTTTCCTTTTTATAGAATACCTCGGGAATGTCAGAATATTGTCGCTTAAATGGTTTCGATAAATCCACGGCCACATTAGATTCTCGTATCTTCTCATTTACCTCTTCCTTCTCTGTATCAGAGTCTGACGCATCAGCAAATGTAATCTCACCTGTGGATTTGTTTAAAGCTATCCAACCCTTAAATGGCTTGTTAGCTGCCATTCCATAGCCAATTCCTTGGGCTACGTACCCAAATGAGTCATTGCTTTTTATGCGTTCAAATGGAGAGTCTGAGTTAAACTTATGTTCAAAAGCATATGGCGACGCCGTTTTAATGTCCCAAATGCCATCATCCAGTTCTATGTCATACTCACCATTAATGGTTTTACCATCTAATTCATATGAAACTTTTTGATGTTTTGATTTTATGTCAATGCCTGCCGCTTCCATTAAAGCAATCAATGTTGCTTCCATGACATCTCCTATAATCATACGCATCTTAAAATCATAGGTGCGTTTCTCAGGTTCGACGCCCAAAGCTTGGAGATGTAATTGGCAGGAGGGGCGCCCCACGTTGCTCATTCTTAAAGTAAATTCCTTTTTCTCATCTACGAAATGTTTTTGTAGAGCATCTCTTGCAGATTTAGCGAATGAGTCAAGGATGTGAGGAGGCATCTCAGCCTCCCCACTAGCCGCCTTTGAAAGGAACGAAAGAAGGCGACTTTGGTTTACGTTCATGCTGTCAATGACTCCGGTAAGTCATCATTGAGCGCACTGTCAATGGAAGCATCCAAAGAGTCGGCGTCGATAACGTCACCACTCATGCGGAGTGCTTTATCATGGTCTGCCATGATTTGCTTGTTTTCACTGGTGATGTTTTCATCAAAGAATTTCAACAACTCTTGGTCATCCTCAGTAAAATCAAGTGGGCCATCACCTATGCTTAAGTCTGAAACGTAATAGACTAGCCCTCCATTTTTTTGCCTGTTCAGAGAAGCGTTTAAATTAAAGAAAATAAACGGTTTCTTCTGGGCAGACAACGCATCCAATGGCTTCGAGATGGGCATAAAGTTAGAACCTCTAGCCCTCCAAAGAACAGGCAGGTCAGCAACTTCTACCGACTTACCGTCTGCATCTACAGCATCATTGAACGTAACTTTACCATAAAGCATACGGAAACATTTAATGTCCTTTTGCTTTAAAGCTTGTTCTGCACTAAGAGAATCTCTTTGTGCGGCAGGTACTGAACCACAACGCATAGTCCCTATCGTATCTGGGATTTCTGTCTGTGGGTACAGATTTTTAGCTAAGATTGACTTAGACACCATTTCGTTGGCTTCTGCATCATAATGCATGTACTGGTAACGCTGCATAAACAATTGAAACTTAATTGTTTTTGCGTAAACAGTGCCCTCTGGCAGATTCACAAAGAATGAACCGGCAGGTATTGAGCGGCCATTGTCGTCTTCGTTATCTCTGTTAATCTTAAGCAAATTTATAGATGGTCCACCGCCATTAGTGGGCACATCTTGGCCAATTAAACTGGCTATTTGTTCAAACGTTGTATTGTTTGTAACGGTAGGTAATGAATCCATTTACCATCTCCTTCTTGGTCAAGGTACAGTTTTTACCACAAGTAAATTGTTTAGTCAAGCGTAAACGCTTCCATGTTAAGCCAGTCTTTGCCAATCTCTAAATCAACCTCTAGAGGTACTTTCCATTTGACGTTGTATACACCTTCAAACAATTGGTCAACATGCTTCATGGCATTGTAGGTAATACGAGCAACCTTTTCCTCTTCACCCGGGTAGACATCCAAGACTATCGAGTCATGTACAGTATTGATAACAAGAGATTTGCACTCTTGATTTCTAAGTTCATTGTGAAGTGAAATAAGTGCGAGCGGCACCACGCAACCACCAGCCAAACCCTGTACCGGATAGTTTTTGATGGAGGGAGCGTTGGATGCAGCGCCAGAAGGAAGACGTTTAGTATCTGGAAAAGCAAATTGCTGACCTGTGTGCAGCCCAACAACATTATGCGTAATAGCTTCAGTTTGTAAATCTGCATGCCATTTAGCAAGGGATGGGTATTTCGCCACAAAAGCTTGGTAGTATTCGACTTCGTTTGGACTGCCCGACATTCCACCGTAGAGGGGCTTGAACGTGTGTGCCTTTGCCGCAGTGCGTTCATCTTTTGTAACATCATCCTCCGACTTCTCGTATATAACTGAAGCAGTGTATTTGTGAACATCCACGCCATCCAATATATCTTTAAGCATTTTCTCATCACCACAAAGCTGTGCTGCCACACGAAATTCTAGTTGACTGTAATCAGCTTGCAGTATGGAACCACCTTCAAACCTAGATATTACGACAGCACGAACAGGGAAGGTGTTACCCCGAGGCTGGTTCTGAAAATTAGGGTCTGATGAAGATAATCTTGTAGTTCTAGTAACGCATTGGTTAAACCGAGGGTGTAGTATCCCGTTCCTTTTTACATTACGTTCAATGCCACCAATAAAACTGGACAGATATACGTCTACTGCATTTAGCCGTATTGTGGATTTTAAGAACTTTGTAGCATTTTCATTACCCTTGTGAACGGCGGCGTTTAACAAACGTGCCAACGTCGTCTTATCTGTGGCAAAACCACTAGCAGATACGTCGTTAATGCCGCTAGGATTCATCGTGAGGCCACCTACTTTAGGCAGAGGTATATACACATACCCTTCGCCTCCACACGTCTTACAGCGCGTAGGATTCTTCCACAATGAGCCATCCTTTTTTACTTTATAAAAGCTGCCCTTAGTGTTGCACTTAGTGCATTGTTCGGCACGTGTCTTGTGAACACGTGAAGTTAAAGATTTTACCTTACCGGCAAACTTTGTTATGGACATACGAGGACGTAGCAACGGTTTGCCCTTTTCATTGAGCCCGATGTTAAATGTTTCAGCCCATTGCTTTTTATCTGTAATGCGACGAGAGTATATTAGCTGGCTTAATTGCTCCGGTGAGGCAAAATTAATCATTTTGTCCCCCATGACAGAGTGACACACATCTTCCATGGCTATTTGCAACTTACTTTTTTCTATTTGATAATCAGACTTGACTTTGTGCATGGTCTTAAAATCAATTTTTATGCCATTTTGTTCGATTGTTGCTAAAACAGGCAGTAAATTGTTCATAAGTTTCAAATGTTTTAGGAGTGGTGCATTACTGTCCTTCAAATACAGGTCACGTTGTGCAAAAAATAGCTCACGTGTGGATATGACGTCAGCCAATCCGTACTCTTCAACAGTATCAGGCGGCATTTTATCAAAACCAATGCCATTACTGATGTAGTCTTGTATTAAATCACTCTTCTTTAGCGCTACCTTTCGTCTGGCGCAGCTATCTGCCAAACTTACGCCCCATTTCTGACACCTTAACAACAAATATTCAGCAATCATGGTGTCATACACGTGGCCATCGTACGCAAAGCCGGCTTCCCATAGCCACATTAAGTCAAACTTAATGTTGTGACCCACTAAAAGCTTAGTTTTGTCAAGTATTTCTTGCACATCCTTGTGATTTTGCTGTGTATCTGGCTGTTTTTGTTCATGGTAGAACCATTTAAACACCGGTTCACCAGCATCTGTAGCATATTGAACGGATACAAGTTTGTTATCATTGTGAAACGGAGATGGGTCACTCCTTCTGTTATCGGGATTTATCTGAAAAGTTGTTTCTACATCCAAAAACGTAATCATGCTGTGTACCTGCTAGTGTTTATGTCGAGATTACAAACTATATTACCATGAAAACCAGTCAACTTATTCTTAGATATTGTGAGATATCTGCGGCTGTCATTATTGTCAGTTATGTCAGACTTACCAATCCCAACAATTAAATCAGCTTCTGCAGCTTTGCCTGTTTTACTATTTTCCATCATGGAATATGTGACATTAGTTCTGCTATCGGCATCAGCGGATGCTTGACTTATGCCAATACCAAACAAATCATGTCTCTTACATATTTCACGAAACTTCAAGTAAATTTGCCTAAGCTTCTCATCAGTACGTGCGAATGTGCCCGACACATCAATCTTATCCAACTGGTCAATAATAAGTATATCAGGCTTTTTCTTGGCACAATACTTATCTAGCCATTCAATGCTAGCGTCAACTTTATCAAGCATCACAAGATTAGGTGCAATCTCTGTGAATTTTTGTGTAGCAGCCTGCCTATTCATAAAGACTTGCTCCTTGCTATATCCTGTATACGACATAACGGAGCGTAGCATAGTACGAACTGCAGGTTCTTCATTAGTAAGAATGTGAACATCTGCACCTTGTGAACAGAATCCATTTGGGGAAGTCGCTAACGATACATAAAAAGCAGTCTTACCTATCTCAGGTCTGGCGAATGCAATCATAAATTCGCCGCCCTTACCACCGCGCACGGCTTTTGCTAAACTAGGTATGTTGAATTCCCAACAGTCTTCATTCTCCATGTACTGTAGTAATTCTTCTACATTCGTTGTGACAGGCACAACGTCATCGTCTGGTACGAAACCATCCTCGGACTTATTTATTAATTCTTTTATTTCGTGTATCTTATCGGGATTGCCCTCCATCATGGCCAAGCCCATATCTGCAATACGGCGCCCTATCTCCTGCTGCCACAGTTTTTCAAGCACATCGTTTGCAACGTCTTGTCCTATGGGGGCGTACGAGTTTATATCCTCTAGTATTTCTGCGATTAACTCGCGCTTAGCCCTAGTTGCTGTAGGATTGTGAACTCGGAAAAGTTCACGAACCTCCATTACGGTTATATTACGTTCATACTTAGTATGAGCGAGGACGATTGTGTCATACAAATCTGCCAGCTCACTAGGAAACATAGACCGCATAACACGGGTCTTGTTGTCATCAAAGAATTCTTTACTAAGTAAGAGCTTTATTAATTGCTGTTCTGTAGTAATTGTGAAATCTCCCACGCTGTGTAGTATTTAAGGTCATCGTTTATTCTTATTATTTTTGATGGCACAAAGTAAGACAGGTATTTTTGAATGTCAAGAGCCTTACGAGTAGCGTCTGGGTCAAGACATACGAACACCCGGGAATACTCACGTAATTGTGTGAGGTCTGCATCTTTTACGTTTGTCCCCAGCAGGGCAACGCCGGTTGCAACAGGGGATATGGCACAGGCGGACGCAGCATCTTCAACAAGTATAGCTTGTGGATGGTCGCCTGATGTAAAAAGTTTTTGTGATTTTCCGTACCGATACCACTTTGGCACAGTTCCCCTTGTCAACGCTCGTCCTATTGCGTCATAAGTTATACCATTTTTTTGCACCAGGAATACGACTCGGTCTTGCTTCGGGTCGTACATGATACGAGCTTGCTGATTGTAATACGCATCTAAGCAATTGTTTTTCTTAAGATAATTTAATGCTCTTTCATTTTCTGTAAAAGGTGTGAACTGCGGAGGCAAAGAAAAGTTTTCGTCGGCATGATAGAAGCTGATAGTATCGCGGATTTGTGACGCGATTTCTGACTTGGAACGCTCGGTGGTCATTGCACCGGATATTTTGCACGATGCAACGTAGCAATTCCACAGTAATTTCCCATGAATTTTTGATATGGTAAAAGTTCTTTTAGAACAGGAGGGGCAGTTTATACGGACAGAATTTCCTTCTGTCGGTGCGTTTTTTATTATGTAGTCTCTCATTGACATCCTGCCCTATAACTAATACTACCTCTGGGGGAGCTCGCCCCTTTTAGCATAAATTTTAAGGGCAGTCAATAAAAAAAACCCCAGCCGAAGCTGGGGCAAGTTAGCGAGGAGGAAACAAGTCTAGAAGTTGAAGTTATCGTACTTCCAATCGTTTTCTGCGTTTTCAGCAACAGTCACAACCAGTTGTGCCATATCTTCAATAGAGTACTTGTCTCTAAGGAATGTTGCTACCACACGTTGTACTTTTTGTCTATTACTTTCTCCATAGAAGAAGCCATTATCTGGGTCAAACTTTTCGATTTTATCTAGGCAGTTATCAAACTTATCTAGCGCTGACTGAGACTTCCTAGCTTCTTCCTTGAGTGACCGCCTTGTTGAAACCATAGACGTTTGCTTCGGACTTTGATAGCCGAGGCGCCGTTGGCCGTAGCCATGCGAGTATCCTCGCGAACGGTGAAACCGAGGCACGTCTGGCTTACCAATCTGTCTAACTGCAGGTAGTGAAGACCAATCGACTTTGAGTAAGGCAGGTATCAGATGCTGTTCAAGCCATAGCAAGTCAAAGTGTTCTCTGTCGGTATGCTGGTCTCTATAGCCCACTGAAAGATTAGTGCACTCTGGTATTAGATTAGTGTAGTTTGCACTGTCCGTAAACGAGCCGGTTGGGTCTGACTCCATCTGCTGCTGAGGCGGTAGATGAGGATTCATCTGCTCAGCTAGAGCATCCGCAAATTCATCAGAGCAACAACGGCCACCTGACTGATGCGTGATGATACTGGAGTATCTCGCACGGTCAAAGGCGATACAGTGGTTCATACCTCTGAACGTATCCGCCCTGTGCTCGCTAGTGTAATTTGAACCGATACCACCACACTCTTCGCCAACGTGGAATACATAGTAACCTTCTACACCGGCTTCGATTAGACGACACATGATATAGCAACCGAGTTTGTCATCAGCACCAAGGATACAAGGTTTGTTCACAGTGTGTGTTTCTAGAGTGTAAGTCAGATTTGTAGGAACCCACCCATCGAACGCAGAATCAGAACCAAACAATTGGCGTTTGTTCTTGATACCGTGATTAGGAAACATCGTATAGTTCTGATATTGATAGCCGTTAGACCTAGCATCTTGTTTCATGACGCTCTCTGACACTTGCTTACCACTAGAGTCGGCATAGTATGACTCTTGCGTCGGGCGCGAAGCATACACATATCCTGCGCCTACCTCATCTTTGTCACCTGAGATGTGCAGAGTATTTACTCGTGCTTCACCACTCTGCCCCACGATATCCATGTGAGAACTAAACATAGTCGATGGCTTATCGCCCACCTGTATATGCAGATTACCCTTGGCATCAATAAACGGCTTCACATCTTTGTTGTTACCAAAGTAGTCAATGATGATGTCTCGTATCACTTGCTCTGTTCCGTGAGGAGTAGCATTAGATAGCAAGTCATACAGAAGTTTAGTCATGTCCTTGCCTGGTTTAACAACATCATACTTCGTAATATCAGCCATTGGTTTTTGATAATCGAACATTGGCATAGCTGCCAGATTTTTTTGATAATAGGATGATGTACTCATTTTAGTCTCCTTTGTATTGCGCACCCTCTAAGAGTGGTGCAGGTTGATTCAAAGCTCCATCTAGAGCTTGCTCGAATAGGTCTTCAATATTCACGTCTGGATAATCACCAATGTATCCGACACTGGGGATTTTAGCCATTTTAGATATTGGCAGGACTCTGTGTTCAGCGACTGTCTCCAAGAACATGAACCATCCATTTGCGTCTATTCGACAACGTGTAGGATGATACTGTGCAAATATAGTTGCTCTACGCGTAGACTTCGCGTCATATTTGTATCCACCTTCTCCACATGGCCTAGCAAGGTCACCCCCATGACAATTGTGTGCAGGCTGCCAATAGTAGTGAGGAATCTCCATATCTGCCCATGATACAGCATGATAGAGCTGCCCACGTCTACGTGCACATTCTTCATTACTGAAGCTGTATGTTGACAGCACACCGGCAATGTGTTCACTGGTGGCTTGATAACGACCGCTGTATCTCAATTCTTCAGATGTGGTTGTCAGCAAAACATGAACATTTGAGTTAAGAACACACTCCATACCACAGAACAGGTCACTCTCCACTTGATAGCATTCTGATGGGTCTAACTCATCTTCACAGCTAGCGCAGTGAACCGAAGGAGAATGTACATGAACACCCGAAGTCATAGATAGATTAGGGAACTCATAACCATGCTTCCGTTGCGGCTCCATGTCCAGAAGACAACACTTGAATACATCATCTACTGAATCGTAAACGACAGCGAGATGATTAAACGGTTGAGCATCAAAGTAAGGCATAGGACAGCCAGCATCACCAGTGTAATGGTCAGCGGGTATCGTAAATTCTGTATCTGCCACTTGAAGACTCACCCTACTAAGAGGTTTTATATTCGCCTCTCGCAACTTGGTCTCAAGTTCTTCTGCATGAACAGAGCGAGTCTGATATATACGGCCATAGTACCACTCATTGTCACTGAGCTGCCAGAGTATAGTCCTAGCTAGAACAGTGGTGCCACGCGCAATGTACGCACCGCGAGTGACTGGGCAATGAGCATAGAAGTCAATAGGCCGAACATTTTTAGACAAACTAAAACTATGCCGAGAATCCATGCAAGAATTTGGTGTATCTCCGCTTTCACGAACATACATAAGTCGCATATCATCCACATCATCTGCTATGTGAAATGATGTTGGCATGTTTAGCTCAAGCATCTTCTGAGAGATGTTGTCAATATCCTGTGCATCTAGTGAAGTACGTCCAACGTCCACATACCTAGCAATGGCACGACTAATTGGCATCTCAAGTCGCTTGCCGAGCCGTTTGATACCACGTGACATAGGTTGCCATGCTTTGCACTTGTCAGGGTGTTTCAACTCCTCAAGTATTGTAGCGCACAGAGACGCCGTGACATCGGGAAACCATGGATTCTCCATGTTATTCTTTACGCCGGCTATTCGATGAAAAGTTGCATTGTCTAAGGGTATATTGGGAAAGACAATTACACTTCGCTTATCCTTAGACCAGATAATGGGACACTTCATAGCCCAATTATGCCTAACATAATAGCTACGAGCTGACGCAGAGTGATAGCCACAGGTAGTCAAATCTTCTAAGAACATAGACATGGAACGTGCTAAGATGGTTATCTTACGTGAAGCTGATACAACAACGGGGTGAAGTTCTAGCGGATGCAGGGAAAAATATTCTTTTGGCATATTGTTTGCATCAGCAAAAGCCAGAATATTCCGATTGAATTCTTCCAATCGTTCCCTCGCTACATTCAAATCTTGTCTCGGCATATCAACCTCCCTAGCGTTCAGATTGAAACAGAAGACACGCGTTACCACGCTTTGCAACAAACGTTTTCTTCGGTATGGTTATATACTGACAGTTTGACTGTGGCATAGCGGGGTCATCTGCTGTGAGTTT